GTTTATGAAACTATCGAGTATTCTTACAGGATCGTTATCCTTATTAACCATAGCGGCTGTTACGATATTAACTGTCGAAGAACTTAAAGCACAAGAACAGGCTGCCATTGAACGTAATGCAGTAATAGAAGCAGAGATTGCAGACTTACAGTATCAGGAGCAGTTACAGTGTATGGCTCTTAATATCTACCATGAAGCAAGAAGTGATTCTACTCTAGGACAAGAAGCAGTAGGCATGGTTACAATGAATCGTGTCTACAGCGACAAATATCCAGATACCATATGTGATGTAGTGTATCAGTCTCACTTAAACAGCAGAGGTAATCCTATTCGTAATAAGTGCCAATTCTCTTGGTATTGTGACGGCAAAAGCGATGTTCCTCGTGACAAAGTGAAGTTTGAAGAGGCGATGACTAACGCTAAGTGGGTTATGAACAACTATGGCAGTGAACGAGACATTACTGGAGGCGCCGTGATGTACCATGCGTCTTATGTTAACCCATACTGGTCTAAAGCATACACTAAAACCAGCAGAATTGAGTCTCACATTTTTTATAAATAAGATTATTAAACATATTCATAAGGAACCGTAAAGTGTTATCGTTTGAAAACTATCTTAAAGAAGAACTAAGACAAATCGAAGAAGGCGTTAATGATCCTGCAATCTTCAAAGCAGTATTCTTAGCCGGTGGACCTGGCTCTGGCAAATCATTCATTGTAGGCAAAACTGGACTTCCAGCACTTGGATTTAAGGTTGTGAACTCAGACGATGCATTCGAAACAGCTATGAAGAAAGCTGGTATGGAAATGGATCCGGATAACATCTTCTCTGTTAAAGGTCAAGAGTTACGAGGCAAAGCCAAGAAGCTAACAGCGACTAAGCAAGCGATGTACATAAAAGGTCGTTTAGGTCTATGTATCGATGGTACAGGTAAAGACACAGCAAAGCTGACGAACCAAGCAAAAGAACTCAAAAAGCTAGGTTACGATGTCGCAATGATTTTCGTTAACACTGACTTAGCTACAGCACAAGCACGTAACAAAGCGAGAGCAAGAACACTGCCTGCTGATGAAGTAGAAAAGTACTGGACTACAGTTCAAAAGAATATCGGTTCATTTCAGACTATGTTCGGAAAGCAAAAGTTTACTGTTGTAGATAACTCTGAAGGCAAAGACTATCAAAAAGAAACTACCCGTGCCTATAGAGAGATCACTAAGTTTGTGAATGCAGAACCAGATAATGCTGTAGCCAAGAAATGGATTAAATCTGAGAAGGCTAAAAAGACTAGATAAATATGAGATATATGATATGTACAGAACAATGTACATATTTTGAATTGGAGATGAAAATTGAATTTAAAACAACTAACAGCAGAAAACCATAGATCAGCAGAACGTAAAGATTTTGCCAAGATACTACTCAGTGGCAACATTGATCCCTTTCTATATTACAAATACCTAATCAATCAGTCCCAAAACTACGTTGTTCTCGAATCAGCGTTGCGTGAACTCGCATTTCCAGAAGAGTTTAGGTCAATTTTTAGGGCAAAAAAGATCATAGATGACATGCATGAACTTGAGGAAATCTACGGATTTACCTATAGCGAACTCATATGCAAGTCAACCCAAGAATATGTCGGACACATTGAAAACCTTTTAATGAACGAAGACGTAGACGGAATCATCTCGCACTTATATGTAAGACACTTTGGAGATATGTACGGTGGTGCTATCATTGCAAAACGTGTTCCTGGTAGTGGTACCATGTATCAGTTTGAAAACAAAGAAGAGATGAAGCAGAATGTTCGACTGTTGTTGAATGATAATATGGCAGATGAAGCAAATAAATGCTTTGCATTTGCAATCAGATTATTTGAGGAGTTGGTGAATGAAGAGCGAATTGGATGAATCATTTGATAAGCTAATGCTTGCTTTTGGTGAAAGACAGAAAAGACTTGAAAGATTGAGTATAATGATGTATGGTTTATACGTCTTAATAATAGTTATGACTGTAATCGGAGCGACGGTGCTGTAATGTCTATTATATGGAATAGTTTGATTGATCTTCAAAACAATCTAATCGAACAGCTATCATCAGATGCTACTGAAATACGTGAGCCTGGTATGGATAGATTCAATCAGCCTGGTTGGGTAAACAGAGTATGGTCAAATAACAATTATCGTAGGGCACACATTGATGTGGTCGATATGCGTGAAGAGAAGAAGCTGTGGATGATGCACGTATGCGTCTTTCCTCATACACATAATGACGGACCAATATACGGGTTTGATGTGATTGCAGGTGCTAATAAGATGACAGGTGCATTTTATGATTTCTCTTCTACGTCTAATTCAGAACATCCTATGATGGAACACTTCGCAACAATTGCCAAGCCATTACAATGGAAAAGAGAACGAGAACTGCCGCCATGGGCAAAAGCAATCTTTAGTGATAGCATGATTGCCGCTGGTATGGTCAAAGAACCAGCAGAGATCAATCAGATATGTAAGGTTGCCAGAGAAGGTCTATGTTACTACAAAAAGAACATTGGCAAATATAACGGATACTCTGACAGTGACTTAGGCAAAGCATCACAAAACTATTATGCAGAGCATCAGAAGATGAATCCACATACCCCAAATGTGATGAAAAGTTTGGGTCTTGATCCGGATGATGTCGATGCATTCATATCAGAATCGTTATTTCCAGAAATTAGATAAGTAGATTATGTGCAAGCAATTCCGCTTGTACTTTGTGAGCGCAGTGGTAAATACTGCAAGCAAGGAGAAAGTGAATGGAACTACTAACTATCTGGAGCCTTATTGGGTTCCTTTTTGCCGCTTATGCGGTGATTGCAAATGATTCAGTGCAGACGCTCGGCACTTGGATGGCATCAAACAATGAGCGATTCAACTACAAAACTATGTGGGCAGCCGCAAGTGCTGTATTACTAGCAACACTATGGTATGGTTGGACTGTAAACGGTGGAGACATCAGTTATGGTCGATTGAATAAGATTCCCTGGCAAGAAGTTCAGTGGTATCATGCCGCCGCACCAGGAATACTCGTACTACTTACCAGACTTGGTGTACCAGTATCAACATCCTTTTTAGTGTTGAGTGCTTTTGCGAGTACTTTTGTGCTAGAAAAGATGTTGATGAAGAGCATCATGGGTTATGGTATTGCCGCTCTGTTCGCATACGGTGTATGGTACGTTGTATCACGTACACTTGATGAAGCAGAACCAGTGCAAGAGAAGAACAAAAACTATTGGCGAATAGCACAGTGGTTCGCAACAGGTGGACTCTGGTGGACTTGGCTGTCACATGACATGGCTAATATTGCTGTGTTCCTACCACGTGTCGTACCAATTGATCTAATGATGCTAATATCATGTGTGTTTGTTGTGGGTCTTTTCTTCATGTTCAGAGAGCGTGGTGGCAAGATACAACAGATTGTACTAGAGAAGCACAACACAAGATATGTCCGTAGTGCGACTTTAATCGACCTGTTCTATTGGTTATGCCTATACTTCTTCAAAGAACTCAACGACATTCCTATGTCAACTACGTGGGTCTTCGTAGGTATGCTTGCTGGTCGTGAACTCGCTATCGCAACGTTTACAGGTAAGATGAAAATGAAATCTGTATTCCCGTTAGTAGCAAGAGACTTTCAGAAGATGATGATTGGACTAGGCGCTTCAGTTGCCATAGTTCTGACTATACATTACGTACTAATACCAAACGGATTATAATATGAAAAGATTGAAGGCATTAATTACTCCTAAGGTTCTTGCATGGGGTGTTTTTGCCTTCTTTCTTATCAAAGGACTAATATGGTTATTATTGTTGTTTTTAGGTTACTATTTCTTAATTTAGTACTTGACATCCATTCAAAAATAGCGTATAGTGTATAAATACTAATGATTCGTTGAAGCGGATTAATACTGGACAGGACTCGGGTGCGACTCCCGACAGCTCCACCAAAAGTACATTGCGCCTTACTGCAATAAGGTGTCTTTGCAGAGACGCAGACCTCGCAAGGGTCCAAGACAATGTATTTTTGATGGGGCTGAAGTAGGAATCGACTGACAGGGCAGAGAAGTGGAGAATCCGGGCGCAAGCTCCGTTAACGCAAGAAACCAAACTAAATGCAAACGATAACTTTGTATCTTCAGATTACGCACTAGCGGCGTAGGTTTGACGGGCTGACCGGCTTGCCTTGGAACAGAAAATGCCGGACCAAGTTTCAATAATAAGAAAGGAAATCTAATGAAACTCGCAATCGCAACTGTTGCAACACTATTAGCAACAAACGTATCGGCTGATTCCATCGTATCTTTCGGTGGAGAAGTAGATGCAAATTATGCTGTAGATGCTGGACGCATGACAGTTGAAATCGAACCATCAATTACGCTGACTCCAGTTGAAGGCTTGAACTTCGTAACAAGTACAGAGTTAGCACTGTGGGACGATGAACTCGTATTGGATAATACATTAGAGGTTTTACCAACAATTGAGTTTGAACTAAACTACACTATGCCATCAATGGACTCATTGGAGTGGTATGCTAAAACAAAGTATAATCTCGACTCAAATGCACGTGAAGAGATCAATATCGGTGCGACTTTTTCATTTTAAAAGGCGCAATTAATAACTAGAGAGAGGGGCGATTTTTCGCCCCTTTATTATGAAATGACTTGACAGGTACAACCTATTCTGTTATAGTTAACACTCATTTAATCAACGTGAGGTATAGCATGACATCAATCATAATCCCATCAAGTGAAGCTGATCGCAAGCGAATCAAAGAATGTATGGAAGAAATCAGTAACTCATATCTTCGACAAGAAGCTGAACGTGAGTTTGTCAAAGAAGCCTTAATCTCTCTTGAAGATGATGTAGGCATTCCCAAAAAGTATTTAGGCAAGATGGCTCGCATCTATCATAAACAGAACATGAGTGAAATCGTGTCTGAGATAGAAGAGATTGAAGCCCTTCTAGAATCTGTGAAATAGTACTTGACATATCTAGCATTGCCTGTTATAATTAACAGGTACAAAGATCAAAAGGATCATTAATATGAAACACGTTACGACTATTTTTAAAGAAGGCGCTGAAGGCGCAAGGGCAGAAGTCTTTGAAGAAAATGGCGTCTATGGCATTCATTATTACATGGGTATCGGAGACACTAATGCTTTTAAGACAGAACTCTTTGAAGGTAAGCACGTTACCTACGTAGAAGATGCCGCTGAAAACTGGGCTCTTGGCATCAAGAATCTAAATGGCTAAAGTTGTATATGACGCCGAAGGCTTGTATAAGGTCGAGATAGACACTGTATCAGGCAATGTAAAATTAGGTGACCAAGAATATATTATTAATAATACACGTGATACAAGCGTGTTTAAAAGAGCCTACTTACTGGGCAGGGAGCATAAAAAATCGCAGATAGCAAAAGCATTGGGCTTATTAAAGAATTAAACTCTGAAACGATAATGAAAGAAATTTCAGAAAATATCGCTAAGGGTGTGCCATACATTGACGCAGTGATTGTTTATGCAGATAAGTATGGACTAGAAGTAGAAGTGATTGGAGAAATTATTCGAAGATCGCCAGTTCTGAAAGCTAAGATTTATAGAGAAGCCGAAGAACTAAATATGGTAGAGAAACTTACAAGGTTGCCAGTATGACGAAAAGCTTGTATAGCACTAAAGACGCATTTGACGTTTACATATGCTATCTAGCCTTGAAGCGACACTTTGGTTCGAACTATGATTACTTCAAATACAACGGCAAGGTTAACGCCAGAATCGATGCATTTGAAAATCGTAAAGATAAGTTTTTCTTCTTTAAGTTAGCAAAGCGAAAGGACTATAAAGAATTTTTGTTAGCTAACATGGTCAACAATCCAGACGTTTGGATTGGAGACTTAGTTGACAGTGACACCGCAAATGAAACTTTCATGGAATGGTCGAAACGTCAACAGTCTTTGGGATATGTGTTTAGTAATGAACTAGACGAATTGAACGAAGACTTTAATGCTAACTTCATTGTTGAAGATGGACAGTATCCT